TCCAGAATTGACAACTTGGTTATATAACGTTAAAAAATTAATTGAAGTTCAAAGTGTAACTTACGGTGGTATTAATAATCAGTCGGCTACTATAACTTGTTCAAATAATCACGGTCTTTTGGTTGGAGATCAGGTTACTGTTTATGGTGCTAACCCCATTGTTTATAATGGAACATTCCTTGTAACATCTAGGGATAGTGATACTGTTTTCCAGTATAATCTTCCACAACCTGCTACTGTTATACCACAGGGTAATATTTTAGTATCTGTTGACCTTAATAAAGGTAAATCAATTAACAGTGCAATATTTAATGCGATAAACCCATACACAACCAACGTTCAAAACTCATTTTTCAATGATGATTACGTTTATGTTGCTGCTACTGGTATTCCTAACTATGAAATTGGTCCTTTCCCAGGATCTGCTCTTCTTCCAGGTAACCAGCGTAAATTAAATAGGTTCCCTAAAGTACCTACGACAATTTCAACTAAAAATGTTATTAATCCTGGTCCTGTTGGTACTTGGGTTAATGGTGTATCAATTTGGTCTTATAAATCAACTTCGTCTAAAACATTCGGTGCTGTAACAAGTGTTAGTATTACTAATGCTGGTTCTGGGTATGATGCTGCTTCTCCTCCTGCAATTACTATTGACGGTGGTGGTGGATCTGGTGCAACTGCGAGTGTTGTAGTTAATGGTTCTCTTAGTGAAGTTACTGTAACTGATGGTGGTTCTGGATATACTTCATCTCCATTGGTCTCAATCGTTGGTGGAGGTGGTTCTGGTGCTGCTGCAACTGCTATTATTACTAAAGGTGAAGTTTCACGTATTCTAATCAATTCTGGTGGTTCTGGATATACCTCACAACCACAGATTACTATTGTTGGTGGTGGTGGATCTGGTGCAACTGGTACTGCTAGTGTTCGTGGACCAATTCAATCTATTGGTATTAATAGCGGTGGTGTTTCATATACATCAAGTCCTGATATAACTTTAAGTTCTGGTAAAGGTGCTGTTGCACAAGCAATTGTTAATAACGGTAGAATAATATCTATTGCTATTATTTCTGCTGGATCTGGATATACTACTGCCCCTGAAATAACCATTCAAGGTGATGGTTTCGGTGCTATTGCTAGAGCAACTATTGATACAGATGGTGAAAATGCTGGTAGGGTAACTGGAATTGAAATTATTAACAGAGGTATTGGATATATTCAAGGTACTACAGTTATTAATCTAACTTCTGTTGGTCAGAATGCAACATTCTCTGCTAATGTATTCCAATGGAACTATAACTTACAGGCTACATCTAATTTTGATGATGCTAAAGGTTCTGTATTTACTGGATATAATAACGAATATGGTGGTGAGTATGCTCACTTATCTAACCCTCAGAGAATGAGGTATATCCTTGGTGATAACTTATTTACAAGTGCTGGTGGTTCTATATTAGAGAAAGAGGAACAGCAAACACATTCTCCAATTATAGGTTGGGCATTTGATGGTAATCCAATTTATGGTCCTTATGGTTACACTGATCCTACCGATCAATCATCTGCAACCGTAAGATTGAATAGTTCTTATGAACTTAAAACGGAATTAGTTTATGATGTAACAACTAACCCTGTTCCAAATAGAACTGCTGGTCCTTTATTAACAGAAGAACCTGCTGGTAATTTTGTAGAAGACTATAAGTATACTTTTGGATTAGGTGATTTAGACCAATATAATGGTCGTTTTTGTAAAACACCTGATTTCCCAGAAGGTAGATATTGCTATTTTGTAACTATTGATGCTACAGAAGATGGTAATCCAGTATTCCCATATGTTATTGGACCAAGTTTCAACTCTGTTGTTGATGCTTGGAACCTTAGTGCCGATGCTGTTCAGCAAAATATTCCTACTGGAGTTGTACGTTATAGAGACCCATATGAGAATGTAGATATTGATGTTGATAGGGTTCCTAATGCTTCTACTGCTGCTTTAACAACAGAAGATGGTGAGGTATTACTTTTTGAAGTAGAAGATGAAAATAGAGATGGCATCATAACTCAAGATGAGATAGATGATCCAGATCAAATGTATGAAGAGGCTCCTCTACAATTATTTGATTATTTCCCTAAAGTTAAATTTGATTCTAAAGTTGATATTGAAGTTGAAACTACTACTAAATTTGAAGATGCATCTGTTACTGGATTTACTGTTGAAAACTCTGGTAAAAACTATCAGGTTAATGACCGTTTAGTATTTGATAATGAAGGTACTGATGGAACTGGTGTATCTGCTCGTGTATCTAAGATTAAAGGTGAGAATGTTGCTTCATATAGTTTTGAAAATATTAGTGGTAATAATTATGGTGTGTTACAAACTGGAACACCACACAATCTAGTTCCTGATGATACGGTGTATATTGATTACACACCTATTATGCAAAATACGAACAAAACATTTATTGTTCGTCAGTATAAAGGTATAGAAGAGATTGTTATTGACCAAAGAGGTTCTGGGTATAGTGACGAAATTCCACCAGAAATTATTATTGATGGAGATGGTTCGGGTGGTAAATTAGAGGCTGTTGTATCTAATGTTGGTGCTATTGATAACGTTAATATTATAAATTCTGGTTCTGGATATACAACAAATCCTCGTGTTATATTATCTCATCCACAGGTATTTAAAAAAGCAGATTACTATATTTCTAAATTAGAAAATCAGAATTATGTTCAGATTAATGATATACAGATAAACGATAGTAAGGAAATATTCTTATGTGGTAAAACAAAAGATGCTGTAGGAAATACGGTTGCTTTAGTAGCAAAATTATCTGCTACTGGTGTTAAAGAATGGGAGAAGACTTTAGAAAGTACAGATGGTCAATATTATACAGAATTCAATAAATTAGATGTTAATGGAAATGAAGTTTGGGTAGTTGGTGTTAACAAACCAAATGGCAACTTATTGGATGCATATAACCCAGATATCATTCTATGTAAGTATAATCAAGCAGATAATGGATTATCTGCTACTTTACAGTTCCAAAAAGCATATGCTGGTATATCTGGATCAACTCGTGGAGATTATGTTACTTCAATAAAGAAATTATCTGATACTCGTTATGTTATTGCTGGATATACAAATACTAACTCTAGTAATCCTTGGGATGCATTTATTGCTTCAATTGATACATTAGGTAATTTCGCAGTTAAGAGAAAACTTGTTTCTAATAATAAGTCTGAAAAAATTACTGATATGGTCATTATCGACACAGCAGTATATTTTGTTATGGAAACTGCTTCATCACCAACTAGTGATGATGTAAATGTATCTTTTGGTAAGGCAAGTATTGGTGTTAGTGCAATTAATGTTGATTGGATTAAAGAATTTAATACAGTTCTGTATTCTTTCATTGATACTAGTATTGTTGTAGATGAATTTAATGAATTCTATATTTCTGCTACATTAAGACTTAAATCTGATGATGTAACTAGAGATAGTTTCTGGGTTGCTAAACTCAATGAATCTGGTACTATTTTATGGAATCACAGGTATGTTGCTCCTGGAAGAGATATAAATCTTGTTCGAGATGCTTCAATTGATATATTTGGAGATCTTAACCTTGCATTTACTAGACACAACAATGTAACTTTTGAGAAGACTGTTGATACTGTTAAAATTGGTTATAATGGTATTGTTAAGAATCATACTACAAATAAGTTTGATAAAAACAATATAGAAGGTATCACCGCCCATACGATTAATGTAGATAATTCTGGTGATGTCCACGTTTATGGTCAGACTCAATGGAATAGAAATGAGTTTGTCTTTGATTTTGCTGCTAATGAGCAAACAGATTTAACAGGTCATTATACAATGACTTCAGTTGGAGGAAGTAATGCTATAACCTTTGCTGATAATATGGCAAAGATCTATGGTTATGATCCTTCAGGTTCTAGTGCTAGTTGGACAAATTCTTATATTAAGGTAGCAGGTTCAGAATTAGGTACAGTATTGGCAAATGATTGGACTTTAGAGTTCTTTGTATACAAATCTGCATCTGCATCTCAGACTTTATCACAGAATGTTCAAACCTTATTTGGTATTGGTGGTGCTAGAGATGCTACTGGTGGACTCTGGTTGGGATATGATAATTCCAGTGGTGAGTTGCAAATGGTTATTACCAATAATACAACTCAGTTGATAAATGGTTCTGGTCAATCATCAGCACAGAATAATATGTATGCTGACAATAGTTGGCAAACTGTTGCTGTAAGAAAAGAGGGTAATGTATTTAAAGCATTTATTAATGGTATAGAAGTAATTACTGGTACACTATCAAATACTTCTCTTGGTAATAAGGATATTTACTTCGGTAATCAGGTTGGTTTCGGTGCTACTGCTGTAGATTTCAATCAGAATTATCAAGGTCAATTCTGGATTGATAATATTAGATTAAGAAATAGAGCAGTTACTGTTACTGTACCTTCTGATATATCAACTTTACCACCTGTAGCTTCATATGCATTTGATTATGCTTGGACAGATACTGCTTGGTGGACTAATAATATAACAAGATATGATTATATCGATTATGTTGGTTGGGGATTAAAGGTAGATAAGAATGCTGATGCTAGTAGATTGGGTGATAAAGGTCTGCAGACAAATACTCAGTTTGGATTTATTAGAACTGCTGTAACTCCTGTTATTGGTTCCACATTAACTATTGGAGAGGCTGATTTTGCATTAGGTGATATGGGTCTTCAGACTTTAGACTTTGATGATGCAGATGCACCAATGACTCAAGATACTGAGTCTTTAACATATACAAATGATCTCTGGAGTTCTAGAACAGCAACTGTACCTTCTCCTGGTTCTCAGAAATTAAAGATATCTGCTAATATTAAAGATAGGTATTACTTTAAGGTTACTAATACAACTAAGATTGATAATATTCAAGAATTAACAGTTAATCAATCCTTCTTATTTACAGTTGGTAGTAAGTTGAGATTAAACAATATTAATAGTGGTGCATTTATCAACAGTGGATATATTATTAGAGTAGATAACATTAATAATAAGGTATATTGTGCTGTTAATATTAATACTTGGAGTGATGATTTAAATACAGGAACATTAGTTACAGAACAGTTTAACGAACAAGATACCTTTGGTATTGTTGGACCTGTTCCAAATGATGTTAATGAGATGAAGGGATATGCCTTTGCTCAAGTTGATAACACAACTCCTGGAACATTTGATATTGCATTAGCAGATTATGATGCTACTGCTGATATTGGTGGAACTAATAACTTAGATCAGTATGCAAGATTCAAACCTTTTGCTGACGATGATTATTCTATAAGAATAGATGAAGTTGCTGGTGGATCTGCATATATTGTTGGATCTGTTATCAATTTAAATTCTGGTGATATATCATTTAATGCAGACTACACTACAACTCAAATTACAAATTTAACTGGTGTTCTTAAAATCACCTTGATTTCTAATTTGAAGAAGGTGTTACAAATAACTGCAGTTAATAATAGTGATGAAGTTTATGTAATTACAGGAACAAGTCATTATTTGTCTGCTGGTGAAATGATCTATGTTGATGGTAATCCATCACAAACATATAGTGGTTCTGTATATGATGAATATGATGGTGCTTTCCCAGTTGAAAGTGTAGTAAGTCCATTAGAATTTACTTACAAATTACCACAAGCTGCTGTGACTTCTCCTTCATCAAATGCAGGTGTTGTTAATATATTTGTTAAATCACCTGTTTTGAAGATGTACTATGGACACCAGTACATTTTTGATCTAAGTCATTCATCTTTAGTTGGTGGTAACTTATCATTTGCTAAAGATAATCTTTATAAGTTGGAGTATTCATTCAACTCTATTGAAAGAACTGGTACTCCTGGTATAACTGGTGGTGGTACTGTAATACCATCAGTTAAATTAAAGATAGATCAAGATATTGTTACCAATATTTCATATTACTTTGATCCAGGTAGAACTGGCGATGATTCACCTATTATTCCTGGCAGTTACTTAGATGTTACAGATTCTCCATATACAGGTACATTTACCATAAGTTCTATTGCTGGTGCAACAATTACTCGTGGTGCAGATACATTTAAGTTCCCTCTTTTAAATGAACCAGAAGGAAATGCTGATATTTTACAAGCATCTTATACTACAAGTTCTGAGAAAGCAGTTGGATCTATTGGTGATATTCGTATTATTAACCCAGGTGGTTTCTATACTAAGTTACCTATTGTTACTGATATTGCATCTACAAGAAAGATTGAAAGAGTACAAATTGTTGAACCAGGTACTGAATATGCTGTAGGAACTTATAATGGAGTACCTATTGCTGGTGATGGTGAAGGTGGATTTGTTCAAATTACCGTTGCTGATGGAGAGGATGCTGAAGGTATAACAATTCCAGGACAGATTCAAAGTTGTGTAGTTACATCTCCAGGTAAAGGATATACCACTGCAACGATTGATGTTGAGGGTGTGGAAGGAATTCTTGGTTCAGGATTAGCTGGATCTGGTGCAGAACTAGAAGTTGTTATTCCTCCTTTTGGTACTGAAGCATCTATTTTCACTAAAGGTGATAAGGTTGGTAAGATTAAGAAACTTAAGAACAATAACTTTGGTTATGATTATCCTCACGACTATACACTACGTCCTGAGATTACATTCCCATTAAATGCTCAGTTAACTTCTACAAGTATACTTGAGAGTATCACTGTTACAAATCCAGGTTCTGGATATTCATTAGCACCAACTGTAATAATTCAAGGTGGTGGTGGATCTGGTGCTACTGCTGAAGCAACAATTAAGAATGGTAGATTGGATAATATTGAAGTTAAAGATCCAGGTGCTGGTTATTCTTCTACACCTTCTGTAAGTCTTAGGTCTTCATTTAACTATGTTGTTAACCTTGACTTAGGTTTATTACAATTTGCTTATCCACACGGTATTCCAAATGGTGCTGAAGTTAGTGTTCAGGTAACTGATACTGGAGATGGTGCTGATTTCCCACTTTCTGCTGGTGCAACAGGTCGTCTTAATCCAAATACTACTTATTATGCTATTGCTGGTACTTTAAATTCATTAGAACCAGATCAGTTAAAACTTGCTATTACTCCACAAAACGCAGAACTTGGAGATGCTCTTTCCTTCGTTAACGCTGGTGAAGGTCGTCAAAGTATTTTAACTGAATCATTTGGTGGTGCTGCTGAAGCTAATGTTGTTACTTCTACCTTCCTTGAAGGTGAAATGGTATATCAGGGTGATAGTTTAGATGTTGCTACTGCGACTGGATATGTTTCAACTAACTCTGGTTGGCAGATTGGACCTAGAATTATTAAGATTGTAGATTATGATGGTGATTTTGCAGAAGGTCAGCAAATAACTGGTGTTATTTCTAAGTCTTCTGGTACTATTAGTGACCTTAAATTTGCTCGTGGTGTTCTAGATATTGGTTCTATTACTAAAACTACTGGACAATTCATTGATGATGTTGGTAAACCATCTGAAATTATTCAGAAAATTCAAGACTCTTACTACTATCAAGACTTCTCTTATGCTGTTAAGTCTGCTGTTTCTATTAGTGAGTGGAAAGAAAT